TTTGCCTTGTACCTGGACGCCGACTGTGTTGATATTGATCTGCAAACCTTGCTGACCACGCCTACCACCTCTAAATTCGTAAGTATCATCAAACGTAATAATTTGATTAAACTGCGCAGGACAAGAAGGATCTTCATTGACATCCTTGCGAGTGTTAACTACATCAATTAGATTGATTTTAGTAGCCACAGTATACTGAGCATTAGGTGCTGTATTGTTAAGTAGGTCAATACCAAGAAGATACTCCCTACCATAAACGAGTTGAGTAATTTCTATAAACGCTTCAAATGGTCTTCTGTTATCACTTTTAGATGTAGTTACAATGTTCTCAGGATTAGTGACTACTGTAAAATTGTTAACAGTGACGGCCTTTAGTCCATTGTTTTCTGTATGGGCAAAGTAAGGATAACGCTCACAAATAAGTAGTTGGTTGAAATCTATATTACCTTCGTTGATTTGCTTAGTAGTAAGCGGTTCCTGACTATAAAATACATCTACATTATTTCCATTCATATCATAGGCATGAAAGCTACCAGCCTGATTGATATAAAACAAATAGTTTTCTTGGGTCTTGGTTATAGTATTTTGTCTAATAAATGGAAACCACGTACCATTCTGCGGTGTATTAGATTGGGTACACTCATCATATAAAAATTCTTTCAACAACTGGAAGCCAGGTCTTTTATACAGACCATGTACAAGATCAGGGTAAGCATTCAGACAATCCCTTAGCTGGCCTGGTTTTTTTAGTTCGTCTGGTTGGTCAGAAATACCACCAGTTGCATAGTTAGGAATAATCTGTGAAACGCTGCTCATCGTGCAAGGGCTCTGTAAGGTTGATAGCTTCTATAAATTGATCCATCTGGAAAACCAAAGATACTATGGTCACCTTGATTACATTCGTACTCCAGACATGATGCTCGTGCTTGTGACTCTTGCGAACCTAAAAGCTGTACCAGCTGAGGGTTGGTAACCAGCTGTGTAGCAGCACGACCACTAGCACGTAGAGTGATATAACGCTTGAATACCGAAGGTAGTTCTTCATAATCCCACTTCCAAGTAATATCAAAGCAGATCTTTACTTGAGGATCAAACTTAAAGGTATGGTTATACTTATCGTATAGTTTTCCGTTTCTTAATACAAAATCAGTAGTCCGATAAGTAGCGTTATCGTGCATATCCATACGGAGAACATTTGCTGGTACAATAATCTCTCCATTAGAATCAGGGGTAAGTGGATAATTCAGTTCGCGATTAAAAACCCATCCTTCATTCTGTACATCAGTATTAACCTCCATGAGGATCTGATGAATATATGAAATTTCAGGGTTGACATATGTAAGTGCAGTACCACTATTGTTGTAGATACGGCTGATAGGTGCTTGCCCGATGCTCCCTAGTATTGAGTTGACGCTGGAGAGTTCGGTCTCAGTTTGAATGCTAGTGTTCATTGAATATCAATCTCAATAAAAGGTAAAAAAAAGACCCTCCGAAGAGGGTCCGGTATAAATCAGGAAGTCGGAGCAAGCCGAGAAGTGTTACCTGAAGGAGGATAGGCAAGACCGCCAGTCCACTGTTCAGTTTCACTCTTCACGGTAGAACCCAGAACAGCATCAACTCCTTGTGCGGAGTAGCTTTTCTTGGTCTTAGCGACGGAAAAACGAGTAGTAGTAGCCATAATTATGCAACAGAATTAACAGTAACAGTGACGCTTGTGTCACCAACGACTGTCAACACATCACCAACAACGTAATTAGTTCCAGCAGAAACGATGGAAAGATTACTTGCTGAGCTAGATGCGACAGTGTAAGTGACAGTTGCGCCTGTACCTGAACCAACAACGGTAGTTGCGACAGCAGTCTGAGTACCGTCTGCTTTAGTAGAAACAGAAGTAGTCAGAGAAGCAGTTGCAATCGAACCGAAGGTAGGCATTGACACGAGGGGTGCCGTAGAACTCACTGTGGTGTAAGCAGACTTAGCAGAGTTGTTACCAGCCTCAACCGGAGGAGCCGGGTTCTGAGATACAGAACCGGCTTTTCCAGTTTTATTAGTAACAGTTGCATGTTGTCCGACACCAGCATTCAGATTAGAAGCCATGTGTCACGACTCCATCAAGCAGCTTGCAGTTCGATAGCAGCAGCAGGGTTCAGGATGCCAGCACCCATAGCCATACGACCAACCACAACGTCACCTTGGTACATGGTGTTCACATCAGATCCAGTGGTCTGGACTTGAGGACCAATACCTTCGACAACAGCAGCGGCATCACGCATGTAGATGAGACCACAGTGGCTAGTGAAGTCACCGCTATAGTCGTTGTTCTCACCATTCACACGAGCAACGTTACCAGCCATGAAAGGCAGGTTGTTTGAACGACGAATGGAGATACCAGCGATCTCATACAGACCTTCACCAGAGGTGAGGCTGCCAGAGTTGTTGCCAAAGTCGCGGTTCAGGATGTTGGTATCAACCTGAGAGATGAGTGCGTAATACTGACGAGGAGACAGGACAGCAAAACGACCAGAGGTAGGAACGTTCTTCTCATCAAGAATAGATGCAGCTTCGAAGAAGGCATCAACCAGAGCTTGAGCGTTGAACTCGTTACCAGCACCAAGCTTGATCACAGAACCACCGGGCTCAGGACCAGGAGATGCAGTGATGGGATGAGCTTCACGAGCAGACTTAGCAATCATGCGGAAGATCTTCTTGTCATAAGCCTCAGCAAGAGCGTGACCGATCTTGGCAGAGATCTCAGAACGAAGGCTGTAGTGAGCCAGAGTTTCGTCCAAGGAATACAAGAATGCAGAGCTGACGAGCAGGTCATCCATCACGATGGTCTTCTCGGCCACCGGAGGATCACCGGAACCAAGAATAGGAGTACCAGGAGTGTGGTAGTCAGCGGTCATACGTCCCGTGTAGATGAACTGCAGGGACTTACCGTTACGCAGGGTACGGGACTGCACAGTACCTTTGGCGATACATGCAGACTCATAGGCCTTGATCATCTCACCAGAAAAAAGCTTCAGGTAAGTTGCGTACTTAGCATCATAGTTAGCTCCACCTTGCGTAAGTGCAATAGTAGAGGGGTTCGAGTTAATAGAACCAATAGGGGTAATAACAGAATTAGCCATTATTGTAAATAAAGATAAGTTATAGTTTTTCTTGCTAGCAAAATTTTTTATTGAAAATGTTAAGGTCTTTTCATTACCGTGCACGGTAGAGTTGTCGCCTTAGCGGCTCTACCAATGACTGGGACGGGAGTCGAACCCGTCCTACACCATCAGCCTAGTTTTATTAAGTTGCTACTTTCTCAGTACCATTAGGAGCGACCTTAAGGCATTGAGCACGTTGATTAGCCATTGATGCTTCAGGAGCATTCACTGGAATAAAAAAGCGATCACCTGTTGTCTTAACTACATATTCAACTGTGAGTCCTGAGGAGGTTGGATTATAAGGCATAATAATTAATTAGAAAAGATACTTTTATCCAATCAAAGAAGTGTTCAGTGCTACTGGTGTTGTGCTGGCAGTAGCGAGATCCAGTGGGAAGTTGTGTGCATTTCTTTCGTGCATCACTTCCATACCAAGACCGGCACGGTTCAGCACATCAGCCCAGGTGTTCACCACATGACCTTCACTTGAATTAATGGATTGATTGAAGTTGAATCCATTGAGGTTAAAAGCCATGGTACTGACGCCGAGGGAGGTAAACCAGATACCAATAACTGGGAATGCTGCGAGGAAAAAATGCAGTGACCTAGAATTGTTAAAGCTAGCATATTGAAAAATTAGTCGTCCAAAGTATCCGTGAGCCGCAACGATATTGTAGGTCTCTTCCTCTTGACCAAACTTGTATCCATTGTTGTGGGATTCTTGCTCGGTAGTTTCCCTAATAAGCGAGGATGTGACGAGACTTCCATGCATAGCTGAGAAGAGAGCGCCACCAAATACACCAGCGACACCAAGCATATGGAATGGGTGCATGAGAATATTGTGTTCGGCTTGGAAAACGAGCATATAGTTAAATGTTCCACTGATACCTAGAGGCATAGCATCACTAAAAGATCCTTGTCCAAATGGGTACACAAGGAAGACTGCAGAAGCTGCAGCAACTGGAGCTGAGTAAGCAACAAAGATCCAGGGACGCATACCTAGTCGATAGCTAAGTTCCCATTCTCGTCCCATGTAAGAATAGATACCAATGAGGAAGTGGAAAACGACAAGCTGGAATGGACCTCCGTTGTAGAGCCATTCATCAAGTGAATTAGCTTCCCAAATTGGGTAGAAGTGTAGTCCGATGGCATTGCTGCTCGGAACGACGGCTCCCGATATGATGTTGTTTCCATAAAGGAGGGAGCCTGCGACTGGTTCTCTGATTCCATCAATATCTACTGGTGGTGCTGCAACGAATGCAGTGATAAAACAAATGGTTGCTGCCAGAAGTGTCGGGATCATAAGGACACCGAACCAACCAACATACAACCGGTTATTAGTGCTGGTTACCCAGCTGCAGAACTCATCCCAATTAGAACGAGACTGCTGTTGAATTAATGCGGTCATGTAAATTAAGTATGTTTAGAACCAACCCACCCACCACAATTAATTACTTTTTCTTTTTAGGAGTACCTTTTTTTACACAGTTGTTAACACGGGTTTTTGTACCACTACGTGAAGAAACTTTAGTACCTCTCTTCTCGTAACCCTTCCAACAACTTTTATCTAGTCTTTGTTTCATGGTTAACATTTCCATCTGCGAAGTGCCAATGCTTTACGGGTTGGCTTGCCGTTAGGTTTTTTCATAGGTCCTTTTACACCAGACATACGAGCGCAGAAGGATCGCTTACGCGGACCTCCTCCAGGCTGTGGTGCTTTCAGGTTTGAGCCAGTCGCCCTGTTGTACTTACGACGACCCGCAGCAGTCAGGCCACCGCTACGGGATTTATGTTTGCCCATTTTCAGGCTTACATTCTTAGACATTAGTAGTCGATATCAGAACGTGATAGTTTCTCGAACACATCATTACGGTAAGCAGGATCACGGTCATACCTAGGATCACTCATTGCTTTTACAACTTCCGCTTGACTACGGAACACGTCAGCAGGTTGATTAGGTGCACGACCAGTAACCATCTCACCGTCAAATCCAACTGCCTTCTCCATCTCTGACCGGAGACCAGATACAGCAAGACGAATGAGTCGTGCATTACCTGATTCCACCAAAGCATCGAAAGCTTCAATATCAGCTTGATCAAGGTTCTCACCAGACCATGCCATCAGTTGTTTGTAACCTTCTTCACCACCTGCTGAGTTCTGAATCTGATTCACCTCACCCTCAGTAAGGTCAGGTGACTCAGCTTGTGGCAGGTTTCCTTGCATCTCAATGTATGCATTAACCAGATCTGTACTAGACATAGAGGTGAACTGTTCCATCACTTCAGGAGTCAGCTCACCATTTTCTGCATACAACTGTGATGCTTCAGTAATCAGATCAATAGCAGGGTTGGATTCTACTTCTTCTTCGGGGGTTTCTTCTTGCTCCCGCAGCTCCTCATTTTCATTGGACTCTCCAAGTTTCTTTTGTAGTTCGATGTAAGCTTTCTCAAGCTCTTCTGCATCTTTAAACTTACCAGCATATGCAGCTTCTTGTTCCTTAGCAGCAGCTTCACCAATTGCTATTGCTTCTTGTTCTGCTTCAGTAAACTCAGGCTGATCAGCTGGAGTGGGATCATACGTCAGTGTAGCCATTAACTGTATCTACTTTAAGGTTTCCAAGTCCGACAGTATTGACAATGTTTTTCGGACGATTTGCACCGATCTTAGGTTTAGGTGCATACTTATTTTCAGGTGCAATAGGTTCTTCTACTGTCAGCTCTACCTTTTCATTAGGTGGCTGATTAACCTTCCGGGTTCGGGTCCGCTTGCGCGGCTCCTTGGGTGAATCCATCTATCATCTCCTGTGCTTGTGGATTTTTACTTGGATCCAACATCGGTGATGATGCAAACTGACCAGCTTGCTTAAGCAGTTCTTGCTGTGCAACTTGTTGCTGCTGTTTTTGCATCTCATTCTGGATGTCAGACATACTCTTGACTAGGTTCAACACATCAATACCTTGTGCAGTAGCCAGACGCTTAATGTATTCATCAGGGTTGATGAACCTCTGAATAGCTTCTGGACCCATTGTCTGTGCAATGGTTGTGATGAACTGAATCAGTGCTTCTCTATCTTGACCACGACCCAATGCATTAACACCAGCCACGATCTGTGGTCGGACAATGCCTTTGGGTAGTTTGGGTAGCTGACCACTGCGTTGCAGTACCATCAGCGTACGATCAAGATATGGTTTGAGGAACTCAACTGTTAGCAGGCTGAACAATCCAGCAAGTTGGCTGTCAAGTTCTAGTTGCGTCAAGCGAACCTCTTCTGCAGTCGTGCGTTCAGACTGTCTGACATTCAGTACCATGAATGCATCAAGAATGCGTTGACCCAGCTGATTAGCATAGTCATAGGCAGTCCTGAAATCAGCAGTCTTACCAACCTGTACAACCTGCACATCTTCAGGTCTACCCTGAATGATTGCGCCGTTGCCAGCTTGCGCTAGAGACTGTGGTTTTAGTGTGCTAGATGGTGAGACAAGGAAGACAACCTTAGCTGCGGCTGCAGAGCCTTCTACGAGTGCCTGAGAGAGTCCTTCGAGTGACTTAAGGTCACCAAGAAACTCTTCGACACGGCCACGACCGTAGGCTTCACCATCAAAATTATTGAATCTAAGTACCAGCCAAGGTGATGCATTTTTAGGCGATGTACCACGGCTATCAGGCAGCTGCTTATCCTCAGCTTCTTGATACCATGTCCAGCGACCGTTGCTCTTGTCTAGTCTGACGTGAGTGTATACTTCACAATCATCATCATATGTGTTCGTTCCTGTTCTGCCATTTAAACCACCACCAGCACTTACCTCATTGGGTTTGTGATCAGACGGTTCAGGAAGGCCAAGCAGTTTACGACTAATAAGTTCCTTAGTGACAATCTCAATGACATTACCGTTGCCATCGCGGTCCACTACATAACGATTTAGTGGGTAGTTCTTAAGACCATCCTTACCCATATAGATAAGAGAGTTACCACCTACAACAAGGTGTTTGATGGCTTGGTGAATTACAACACGATCATTAGATGCATTAATATAGTCCATGACCATCCTCTCCATCTTAGAGAAGGACAGGTCAAGTTCACTACGAATCTGTGGATCAATCTCCTCACCCAACTTATCATCTCTGATTTGTAGTTTGAAGAAACTTGTCTGTGGAGGCAGCAAAGCTAGCATCAGCTTAGATGCAAGTGTCACTGTTGCTTTGGCTCCAATACTTTGCCAAGGCGTAGTCAGCTTTTTATGCTGAGAATTATCGTCTTGACGTTTGATTAGGTAAGGCAGCGTTAGCTGCGAACATTCATGAGCGATGTCAAGGAACTGCTGACGTTCACTCTGTAGTTCGTTATATCGTAGCCTTGCCCTCATGAGTTCAATCCTCCCTCACTGCCACTAATATTCAGTGTGCTGCGCAGAGAATTAGATGTAACTCTATTCTTTTGTGTAGCTGCTTTCTTCTGTGCACCTACTCGCAAGTCCGGCTGTGACCCTACAGGCTGTGCCTGCTTAGGTGCAGGTGCAGGCTTCGGGGGCGGCGGTGGTGGAGCTGGTGCAGGAGGAAGTGGGGGCGGCGGCGGCGGTGGCTTAGGTGCCTTAGGTTGTAAAAAGCACATTATTCTTGCTCCATTTGTTGTTTGATCCACTCCACAACATGACGTTGACCAGCTCGATACATGATCTGTTCAATCGCCATGTCAGGTGTGGGGTTAACAGGTGGAAAAGTTTGATCTAAAGACTCAAGGACCTGCTGTGATTGCAGGCCAACAGTCTCTAGAAGATTAAGCATATTGTGGGAGGTTGACATTAGAATGCTCAAAGAATGCTGGCATCCGAGCAGACTTAGTGGCAGATAGTTCAGGTGCTTTACCTTCATACATCAGCCGGTCACTGGAATCCAACCAAAATTTTTTATTCAAATATTTATCGGTTGCTGTAGCGGACAGCGGTTGCATCACCCAGTTAATAGTTGCCTTGCGTAACTTATCCAGGGACTGAGAAGGAACGAGTCCAAGCTCAGCACACACAAGGCTATTAGTCGCCACATGTATCTGCTCATCTCTACTTATGTCCGCAGAGGTTGTACGCATTGCAGCGTCACCATTAAATCGAAAGAATGGGAGTAGTACGAAGAAAATCGCACGCTCGGCAACCATTGCTTTGAGTACCGTGTGATCTGGATGCGACACCCACGCCTTTCGTAGCGCCATCGCTTCCTTCTCAGCTTTTTCATCAACGCCGTAAGCATCGGCAATGAAACCGAGTGCCAGGTCGTGGTTCTCTTCATCCCGTACATTGTGGATGAGTATCTCTCTTGAGACTTCTGGTATGTCAGTGGATAGAGCATCGGTAATAAAATCTCCGACAGGTAATTCCATATGCCTTAATGCAAGAGCGCGATAGATAGCTTCCTCCGCACCTTCCTTGCAGACACCAGCTGTAGGTTTAACTGGTGTCCATTTGCGCTTACGCGCCATTAGTTTTTGATAAGGGTTCATTCTGCACAGTCACATTGTGGTTCTTTCTCAGGCTCTAGTAGGCTGCTCAAGTAATCATCGACTTCGTTTTCATTCAAAGCAGCATAAGCATTTGATTTATCTTGAACATCACCCATCACCTGCAAGCTGTAATACAGCGATGTTTGTGGAGACCGGAGCCACTCTTCGATGAACTCGTTATCCATGACAGCCATGTCAGACCACCAATTGAACGAGTAACCGTGTAGAAGTCCACTGCGTCGGTAGAGTTCCATAATGCCGTCAGCGACAGCTTTATAGTTTTCCCAACCAACTTCACTAGCGATTTCAACATCGCCATAGTTATATGTTTCAACACCAAAAGTACCGGAGTCACGGTCAACAGTTCGTGCAATTGGTGGAGCAATCTCCGGCGTACAGGTGTAGCCGTCAGAGTCCTTCGAGCGGTAGCTACA